ATTCCGAGCTCGTTAGACATTTCATTTGTCTTGCCGCGGGTGACCTTTCCGCCCTTCTTGAAGTAGGCATCGATAGCCGCTTGGTCTTCGTCCGACAGTTTGCCGGGCAGTTTGCTGGTAGCACTCATAGTATTTCCTCTCTAGTTGGTTTCAGCTAAACAAACGTTCAAATGTTTCCTTCGACATTGAAATGTCTCCGGCATCGTCAAGGCGGGCGTCTGGTACTGCGTGTGTGTCTGCACTGTGAGCAAACCTATTTTTGATTTCTTTGGCTTTTGCCTTGGCATCCCTTTCGTTATCAAAAACATAGACACCGTCCAAATCGCGAACCCATGCATCAACATCGGTTCCGGCGAAACAGTCATATGACTTTACGACATAGATCATAACTTTCCTTTCTTGAAGATTTACAGAAGGGTATCAGTGACTAATTCTGATGTCTCCCAGCCGGCCTGAGCGTTATGTACATCTCTCGCAAAGGCTAGCATGTCTTATCGCAATTCGGCGATAAAGGGTGTGGATCGTTCTCCACCAACCCTTCTGTAAATCTTCATTAGCTCCATCCAGCTACAAGGTTAGGACGGTGAACTGCTTCGTCACCGACGATTTCATATACGTCTACAGCCAAGCTTTCATCGAAACGAACGAGGTCGGTGTCATTTCCTCTGATACCTGATTGCATTCCACTGATGAACTTATCACCAGTCCAACCGACGAAACGATCGAATTCACCATCGTTAGTGTAATGATCTGCTTCGTCTACTTTTCCACGTACGTAAAATGTCATGATTATATCCTTTTCTTTCCTCTTATAGATAATATAAGTCATTTGGAAGGCCTTGTACACAAAAAAGAGCTGTGCCCGCCTAATAAATAGAGCTATGGTTACAAGAGCACTATCAATAGAAGACGGCGATCTCAACACCCCGTCCATCATTACCTCACGAAAGGTGAACTATTCAGACATCGATCTGTCCTTCACTGCTCGGCCAAGTGGTGATGTGTACAAGGTGACAGATGCGGCGTCAGTCAAACAGGCTGTCAAAAATGTTCTTCTTACTAACCCAGGTGAGAAACCATTCCAACCAAATTTCGGGGCAGGTTTAAACAATCTGCTTTTTGAACTTGTAGACGATGATTCTGAAGAAGAACTCGATGATGCAATTCGTATTGCTATCGAGAACTTTGAGCCGAGAGCTCGCGTCATCAATACACTCATTGACCTACAGGCTGATCGTAACTCGATAGCCATTCAGGTTCAATTCCAAATTTTGACCACTAATGAAGTCGTGGTTCTTGAAACAACACTGGTAAGAGTCCGATAATGACAACATTCGAAACATCTGAACTTGACTTTGATACGATCAAAGAATCACTCAAGAAGTACCTCCAACGTAGAGGCGAGTTTGCTGATTATGATTTTGAAGCATCTGGTCTTTCCAATATTCTTGACGTGTTGGCATACAACACCCACTTAAATGCTCTCACCGCTAACTTCGGTTTGAATGAAGCGTATCTGACATCTGCTCAACTACGGCCATCTGTTATCTCAATTGCTCAGACCCTTGGATATAATATCCGGTCGAGAACAGCATCAAGCGCAAATCTTAATCTTTCGTTGAATCTTTCGGGCGCAGCTATTTTACCGACATCGGTCATTCTACCGGCTGGCACAAAGTTCACCACTTCGGTTGATGGTGTTTCATACACCTTCCAAACCCTTGTTGCTTATATTGCAACCAACGATGGTTCAAATGTGTATGCCTTCGTAACCGAAGACGGTTCACTTGAAATCCCGGTCTTTGAGGGTATCTCAAAAACCAAAAACTTCATTGTTCAGGAAGCAGAAGAACGTCAAGTCTTCGTAATTCCGGACAAGACTATCGACACCTCGACCGTTACGATCAAAGTGTTCGATACATTCTCATCAACTAATTTCACGTCTTACACCAACATTTCAGGTGTGACGTCAATCAATTCGACTTCGACTTTCTACAAAATCCTCGAAACTCCAAATGGCTTTTATGAGCTTTCATTTGGTGATGGTGTTACCACAGGCCTAAAGCCTGAAGTTGGTAACAAAATCACAATCGAATATCTTTCAACAGTAGGACCTGACGCAAACAAGGCGAGAGCATTCTCGCCGGTTTCACAGATTACGGTCAACGGCGACAACTATGATCTCACCGTTGCAGTAGCCAACACCTCACATGGTGGCGCCACCCGTCAATCAATTGAATCAATTCGTCAGAACGCTCCGCTTGGATTTGCTGCACAGCAGCGACTCGTTACAGCGGAAGACTACGAGACAACCATTCTTACAAACTTCTCCTCAGTCACAGACGTAGTGGCATGGGGCGGAGAAGACAATGATCCACCAAACTATGGTGTTGTATACGTTGGCCTTCTCTTTGATGATGGTGTCTCTGATGCGTCCAAAACTTCTGTTAAAGACACCATCACCTCAGATCTGAATGAAAATTTAGGTATGTTGTCAGTTGACATTGCATTCGTTGATCCGGTTATTACGTACCTGGAAATCGAAACACAATTTGCATTCAATCCAAACTTGACATCAGTCACACAGAACACAATCGAATCTCAGGTCTCGTCCGAAGTTCTTGCGTATGTCGATGACAACCTAAAGACTTTCACCGGAACATTCCGTAAATCGAATCTTGCGACAGAAATCGATGAGATTTCCAATGCGATTCTTTCAACTGAAATTTCGGCTAAGTGTCAATTGCGCTTGACTCCTGTAACAGAAGCAACAGCCGATGATAACTCACGCTCAACCACCTATCTCTTAAATTATCCGGTAGAACTCCAAGCACCGGATGATGTCAACTACACAATCACATCAACACGATTTGATTACAATGGTATCACCTCTTCGATCAAGAATCAGCTTGGATCAACCAAGCTCCAAATTGTAGATGCAAATAACAATCCTGTCGTCGATAATATTGGTGAATATGACGCCACACGTGGTACTATATGTCTCATTGGTTTTGCGCCGGGTGTAATCGCATCGGGTGATACCTTCATCAAAATCACCGCAGCACCAGCCAATGACAACGTGTTGAAGCCTCTTCGCAACTATTACTACGACATCGATCCGGCCGTATCGTTCGCGGCCGCAATCGTAGATCGTCAAAACACATCAGTTAGTCTATGACCACAAATAACACATTAGAAGATTTTGGTCGGCGTTCACTCGATCTGAAAACACCGAAGGTCATTGAAGTTCTTCCAGAATATTTTCTAGAAGACAACCCACAATTGATCAATCTTCTTGATGCGTATAACGATTATATGGATTCAGATGGGGGTATTAATGATGATCTTCGAAATATCCTTAAGGCTCGTGATATTGGCTCGGTCTCATTAGATTTCCTTAACTTCATTCTCGAAGAAACTGGATTGGGCATCACACAAGATCAGCTTTCTGATCCACGAACCATTGCCCAAAACTTTCCAGATTTCTTCCGCTACAAGGGTTCACTCTTCTCAGCAAAATACTTCTTCCGTGCTTTGTACGGAGAAGAAGTCGAAATCTCATATCCGAAGGACCAACTCTTTATTGTTGGTGAATCAGAGATTGGCCCTGAATCCTTGCGATTCATTCAGAACGGTGCACTATACCAAGTTCTGTCGGTTTTGGTCAAGTCATCACAACCAATTTCAATATGGCGTGAACTCTATAAGCGGTATGTACACCCGGTTGGCTTCTTCCTCGGTGGCGAGGTTCTTGCCGAAGGTGTAGTTACAATTGATTGTGATCTCCAGCCACGGGTTGTTCTTGACTCTAATGCTGGTCAAATTACATTTGAGGGTGAAACATTCGTTACTATTGAGGGTGTTTCTGATCCAACAACGGTCTTTATCCAATCACCGGATTCAGACACTCTATACCGTATCAACCTCAACAAAACAATCGATCAATTCGATTCAGCCACACCCGCACAACTTGCTGGTCAATACTCTACAATCTTCGATCAGGTTACTGCGAATGCTCCAACATTCGACGATTCTATCGATTCTGGTGGTATTGATTGGTCTAACACACTCGAAACATTCGACCAAGCGTCATTTGATTCGGCCTAAGTGTTATAAATACCAACAGAATATTCTAACGGTCATGACATGAGCACAAGAGAAACAATCGCCACAGGCGCAGCAGCACTAGACGGAACAGGGGATACCTTCCGTTCCGGCGGCGGTAAAATCAATCGAAACTTAGAACGCATCTGGCTTTGGGCTGGCGGCGATTCAAATGTTTTGAGTCAATACATCTCGTTTGATTCAGATGAAATCGTGTTCGAAGGAACCCTAGCTGACGCATTTGAAACCCGTATTCGTGCGGTTAACCCAACCGCTGATCGGTCAGTTCTTATCCCAGACGAATCTGGCGTGATTGTACTGGACAATTCGACTCAAACTCTGATTAATAAGACATTAGATGGAGCGGTTCTTACTTCACCAGAAATCAATGACGACGATTTATCTCACCAATATGTTATTGTTGGTGGTGCTCTTACATCAGATGTGAATCTCAATCTTCCAGGTCTTTCTGATTCAGACACGTTTGTACTTGAAAATGCTACGCAGATTCTTACAAACAAGGTTTTGGTTGGAGCATCTCTTACCGCGCCGGACATCACAACCGGACTTAATGATGGTGCTGGCGCAACCATGATTGGTTTTACTTCAATCGGCTCGGCGGTTAATGGCTTTGATGTAACTAACGCAGCCGCTGCATCTAGCCCCACCTTTGCAGCAACGGGTACCGACACAAATATCGATATGCTTCTTGCAGCAAAGGGAACTGGTGCAGTTCGTCTTTCAAAGGGTGCATATCAATTGGAAACAGTTACAGCCGCCGGCGCAGTACCAACAAATAGAACAGCAATCGATGTCAACTCAGGCGTCGGCATTGCCCTCACACTCGCAGATGGAACACTCTCTGGTGAGTTTAAGAAATTTATGAATCGTGGAGCCGGTACAGCAACCGTCACTCCATCAAACTTTGCAAACGGAACATCATTCGCCCTCGCTCAAAATGAAGCATGCGAGGTTATTTGGAATGGATCGAACTGGTTCGTATCTGGAAACCAGTCCGTAGTGACAATCACATAAGGAAATTACAATGGTCGCGATTATCACTGAATCCTTCAAGAAGCAAATCATCCAAAATTTGTTCGACGACGTCCAAGACTCGGCTGAACGATATTATATTGGTATCGGCCGCTCTGAAGATTGGGACTCCGCAGACGAAGCCCCAACCCCGGCACTCACGTTGCGTGAAATCAGAAATGCTCGAACATCGCTTCAGTCAATTAAATCTGCCGAGGACGTTTCGTTCGTTGTTCCACGTAATAACTGGACATCTGGCACGATCTATAATGCGTGGAATGATAACCAAGCCGGTTATCCATCACCATCGTATTACGTATTGACCGAAAACAACTCGGTGTATATGGTCATTCAACAAGGTAAGAATTCTGCTGGAGTATCGGTAGCATCTACAGTTCAACCAACCGGTTCATCAGTTCTTCCATTTACAACCGCTGATGGTTACGTATGGAAGTTCTTATATTCACTTACAGCTTTAAATGCATCAACATTCCTTACTGCAAACTTTGTTCCGATTCGATTCTTGACATCAACCGATTCGTCTTCTCCGGCTATCGACGTTGAGCAAAAGAATATTCAAGATGCAGCCATTCCTGGTCAGGTTTCGGGTGTAGCTATTACAGCTGGTGGAGCAGGATATGCAACCGCACCAACCGTAGCAATTGTTGGTGACGGTACTGGCGCTTTGGCGACTGCAACTGTTGCTGGCGGTCAGGTTGTAAAGATTGAAATGGATAACGATTCGGCAGCCCTTGGTTCAGGTTACTCCTTTGCTAATGCTGTTCTTTCAGGCGGTGGATTTACAACTGCGGCATCAACGCGAGCGATCCTTGCTCCGCCAGCTGGATTCGGCGCTGATCCACGAGATGATCTACGATCAACTGGTATCATGTTTAACACTAAGCCATCGGGTGACGAAGGTGGAGACTTTATCGTTTCTAACGACTTCCGTCAAGTTGTTCTCATGAAGGGCATTCTTGATTCGGTCGGAACAGCATTCACACCTGGTACCGGAAACATGCTTCGTGCACTTCCACTATCTGATGTGAACGTAGCTTTCACTGAAGACAAAACAGTGGAAGGTGGCACATCTGGTGCTCTCGGTTTCGTTGATCGCTATGACGCCGGAAATTCCCTTCTATACTTCCACCAAAATGAAGAAACCGGATTTGTTCAATTCCTTGAAGGTGAAAACATTACTGAAACAAACGGTTCAGGTGATGGTGTAATTGATTCAGCGGGTGCAGATGGCGATTCACTTGCATATCTTGCGGCTGAAGCAGACCCATTCACAGGTACGGTTCTCTATATAGATAATCGTGCGGCAGTCGATAGAGCTGCTGACCAGACGGAAGACATTAAAGCTGTCATCCGCTTTTAAGAGATAAAGAATGCCACAAACATACACAGAAAACTCTTTCCTAAACTCGTACTACGATGATTTTTCAGATTCGGACGGCTTCGCTCGAGTCCTGTTTAACACTGGTCGTGCGGTTCAAGCACGAGAGCTTACACAAGCCCAAACTATTATTCAACGACAGATTGAACGATTTGGTCGTAACATCTTCAAAGAGGGTGCAGCGGTAAATCCTGGCGGCATCACGGTTAACAACACTTACGAATTTGTAAAGCTTGTTGGCACTGCATCTCTTCCGGCCGATACTTCGGTTCTAGTCGGCACGACCTTCACTGGTCAAACTTCGGGTGTAAAAGTCAAAGTTCTCGAAGTTGTAGATACTGAAGGTTCTGATCCTCCGACTCTATATGTTACCTACACCGATACTTCATCTGGTACAGCGGGCGTAAATGCTATTCGTCTCACCCCTGGTGAAATTGTCGACAATGGTACATTTACCTTCACACTTCAAACGACTAACACTACCGTTAACCCGGCAGTAGGTCGTGGTACTCGCGTCTCATTCGCGAATGGTGACTTCTTCTCTCAAGGTTTCTTTGTATTCGCTCCGGCACAATCAAAGATCATCGACAAATATTCATCTACTCCTACGGCTGATGTGGGTTTCATTGTCACACAAGACATTGTAACCGTGTCCGACGACACTGGGCTTTATGATAATTCAAACGACCTCATTCCAAACTTTTCTGCGCCTGGTGCTGATCGATTCCGTATCCGCCTGACTGCAGCGGTTCGTGATGAAGTTGCATCAGATCAAACTTTTGTTTATGTTGCTCGTATTGTTGATGGTGTAACCGTTGATGAAGTAGAGGGCCTATCTGACTACAACCGTATCAATGATCTACTGGCTCTTCGTACAAAGGAAGAGTCCGGTAATTACAACGTCAAACCATTTAAGATTAAGTTTGAGACAAACGATTCGGATGACACCAAACTTGATTTGAATATTTCAGACGGTACATCATATGTTAATGGTTACCGTGCTGCACTGGACTACCCAACAGTAATTACAATCGATAAGGCTCAAGACACAGTCACAATCAATAACGAAGTTGTAGCCGCATCATACGGAAACTACGTCTTTGGTAACAATATCATCGGTCTACCGAATATCCAAGAGAACGAAGAATACAATTTGCGTGACACCGCTGGATATGGCGGGTCGACTATTGGTACTGCTCGGCTCCGTGCTGTAGAAGAAGATGGCGCAGATATTCGCTTCTATCTTTTCGATATTCAAATGAATTCTGGACAATCATTCCGCTCAGTTCGTTCGGCCGGTACATCTGTAACCAACGTTTTTGACCTGGTTCTTGAAAACACACAGGCTGTCCTTAAAGCAACTGCAAACAGCAATCTCCTCTTTGCTCTACCAATAAGCAGACCACAATCTCTTTCAGATATTTCACTAACTGTACAGCGCCGTTTTGCCACCACTACCGATGGTGCCGGTGCAGCGTCACTTACTCTTACAGCACCAGGTGAAACCTTCGCGGCAACGAATGATTGGCTTATTTCAAACGCTGACTCTGATATTGCAACAGGGTTCTCAGTCAGTGGTGCTGGTACTGCATCAGCTTCTATTTCCAGTGGTCCAATTTCTTCGGCTAACCTCGAAGTTCTGGCTTATGTCAACAAATCTCAGGGTGTATCACGTACTAAGACTCTCAATGAGACCACTGTAACCGGTACTGTCGACTCAGATGGTTCCGGTACCATTTTCCTTGACCTCGGTGTTGCTGACATCTTCGATGTGGAAAGCATTAAGCTTGTAGACTCCGATGGTGTAGATGTATCGAATCAATTCTCGGTAGACAATGGCCAACGAGATAATTTCTATGATCTTGGTCGATTGATTCTCAATGGTGGCAACACTGCGCCAGCTGGTAATGTCTTCACACGATTCCGTTATTTTTCACATGGTACATCCGGTGATTTCTTCTCTGTTAACTCATACACCGGTCAAGTTAACTATGCCGACATACCATCCCATCGTACCAACAATGGTGATATTCTTCCACTACGTAATGTTCTAGACTTCCGCCCTGTTGCGGCAGCAGATGGAACATTCTCTGGTGGTAACGCTCGTGTCAATGAGCTTCCGGAAACCACTGATCTTATCACAGCTGATGTGGTCTATTATCAACCACGTTACGCAAAGCTGGTTGTAAATACAGCATCTGATGTTGCGTATGTTGAAGGTCCATCATCACTTACACCGATCATTCCACCAACTCCAACTAATTCGCTTGAGCTTTACCAAATTCGTCTGAACCCATTTACACTTCACGATTCAGACATGACAATCGAAAAGATTGAAACCAAGCGCTACACAATGGCAGACATTGGTCGTATTGAGTCACGCCTTGATGATCTTGAAGAACTTACAACGCTTTCACTTCTTGAACTTGACACATCCAACTTTGATGTTCTTGACTCGACCGGTGCAAATCGTACCAAATCTGGTTTCTTTGTAGACAACTTCTCAAATCATACATTCGCCGACACCACTTCACTTGAGTATTCAGCAGCAATTGACCCAGACGATCGTGTTTTACGCCCAGGCTTTAATGCCGAAGGGGCACGTCTCGTATACGATTCTGATGCTTCAACCAACACCATTCTCAAGGGTGACAATGTTTACATCAAGCACACCGAGACTGCACAAATCACTCAAGACCTGGCAACAGGAACTGAAAATGTTAACCCATTTGCGGTAATCACTCACCTTGGTGATATTGAACTTACACCATCTTCAGATAACTGGGCTGATCAAGTTCGTATTCCGGCTCGTGTTATTGACGGTGGTTCTTTCATCGAGCGTCGCCTTGGTCGGAACTGGAATAACTGGCAGTGGAACTGGTCAGGTCGTCGTCTCTCATTCTCAAGAAATATTGATGAAAACCAAGTTGGATCAGCCACCCGTAACTCTACAACATCGGCTCGTACTACCCGTCGTGGTGATACACGAACCACTACAATTCGCCAAACTCAGGTCATTCGTGAAGTTATTGGTGATCGTGTAGTTGATGTAGCCCTTATCCCATTCATGCGATCTATCAAGATCAACTTCCGTGCAGTTGGATTACGTCCTCTTACACGTATGTTCCCATACTTCGACGGCAAAGATGTTTCATCATGGTGTCGTGCTGAAACCTTCCAGCGTTCATCACGTTTCTGGACTGAATTTGGTAACACTCTCAATCGTGCATTAAACCACCCAGAAACTGCTTCTACTCTTACTTCAGATGATGAAGGTGTTCTTGAAGGTTCATTCTTTGTACCAAATACTGATGCAATCAAGTTCCGTACTGGTACTCGTGAATTCAAACTCTTGGACGTATCAGGTGGTAATGATGATGGTGCACTTTCAATCGCTCGCACACTCTTCACTGCATCCGGCGTAATTGAAACGGTACAAGCTGACATCGTATCTACTCGACGCACCCTTATCTCTACGACGACTCGAAGAGATCGTGATAGAGACCGCGCTCCACGTCGCGATCCATTAGCACAGTCATTCTTCGTTGAAAGCGAAAATGGTATGTTTGTAACTTCGGTCGACATCTTCTTTGCTACAAAAGATGATACCGTCCCGGTTCAACTCCAACTTCGTCCAATGGTTAATGGTTCTCCATCTTCAACTGAAATTATTCCAGGTTCTCAAATCTACCTTGCACCTACCTCGGTTACTACTTCAGCAGACGGTACTTCGGCAACGACATTTACATTCCCTGAGCCGGTGTTCCTATCACCTCTCACAGAGTATGCCACCGTTATCCTTGCTGAATCGGTTGAATACAACGTATTCATCGCTGAAACATCAGAGTTCTTAATCGGTTCTACTGAACAGCGAGTGACAAAGCAACCTACAATGGGTTCACTATTCTTGTCGCAGAACGGTTCTACTTGGACACCGGATCAAACACGAGACCTTAAGTTTGCGCTTAAGCGGGCGGTCTTTTCGACTTCACCAGCGATTGCAGTTCTTGAAAATGCTGATCTTCCGGCAACCCTTCTTGACGCTGATCCAATCACAGCCGATTCCGGTTCTTCAACTATTACGGTTCTTCACCAGAACCACGGCTTCTCAGTTGGCGATAATGTAACACTTACCGGTGTTGATTCGGGTTCAACCATCGGTGGTATCTCCGGTACTTCTATTCTCGGTACACGCAATGTGACCGACGTAGACTGGACCGGTTACACTGTAGCGGCTGATTCAGCGGCAACTTCATCAGAAATTGGTGGTGGCTTTGATGTTCAAGCAACCAAGAACGTTCAATTCGACGTATTTGTACCAAACATTGAAACGCTTGTACCGAATGCTACGTCTATCTCATTCGAGGGTAAGTTTACTTCCGGTGTATCATTTGCTGGTACTGAAACAGCTTATCAGAAAGAATTGAATTTCTCAGACATCTATCTCTTCGAGAACAATGTAAATATTGCACCACGTATGGTTGCTAATGCTTCAAATGAAACGGCCGAACTTGGTGGTAATCGCTCAATGACAATTCAAGCGAATATGTCTACTGAGGCTACACGAGTAGCACCGGTTATCGACATGCAACGTGCGTCAATGTTCCTTATTAATAACGTTGTGGATAATCAAGACTCGGCTGCTACTTCAGGCTTTAACGTACCACTTGCATTCATTCCTGAAACCGA